AGTGCTAGATAAAACAGAATGCAATTTAAAACAAATATTAGATTCGTATCTTAATTCCACTTCTTATAAAAGTCAAGTTGTTATTGAAGATTTAGGTACAGGATTAGTCAATGACGCATTGTTTTGTACAGCCGTAGATAATTTGATACGCAACGGACTCAAGTACAACGACAGCCCAACTAAAGTTGTACGTATATTTATTGAAAATGGTGAAGTAGCAATACAAGACAACGGTCGTGGATTAACACAAGAAGAATTCAATCATTTATCCAAACCATATACGAGGAAGCCTGGTCAAACAGAAACGGGTAGTGGTTTAGGATTAAACATATGTGTAGCAATATTAACAGAACATGGATTTACAATAAGTTGCGATAAAAATGAAATAGGAACCAAACTTAAAATTAACATGGGAATGAAAAATGATTGATTCAATATTACTAGTAGATGACGAAGATTTGTTTCATTTGGTATTTGAAGATGCATGCAGTTTATTAGACATAACGTTGTCGTTACAAGCAATTAATAGTTCAGACGAAGCTGAACAAATGTTTAAACGTTGGTACGAATCCGGAATAGCAGACGATAAACCCGCATGCGTTTTTGTAGATTTAAACATTATTGGCTCTAGTTTCGATGGAATTGAATTGATAAGAAAAATTAATTTTGAATATGGTAACCACGTAGTAGTAGGAATCATATCATCTTCCAATGAACCAGCAGAACAAGCTAAAGCGGTATCAGCTGGAGCACAATTTTGGATAATAAAGTCTGATGACATTGAGCCAAGATTGGAAGAGTTCATGAAAGATTATGAAAATTACCAAACAAGAAAGGCACCATTTAAAGTTTATAAATGATAGTTTTTGACAAAGATACTAAAAACAAGTTATTGGAATTGTATCGAACTAGAAAGATTTATTTGGAAGGTAACTTACCAAAGCTAATTGATGCACAAGATGATACTGAATTTGCTGAATATCTTAAAACCTGTATAAATTCTGACAAAGAAAATCGAAGAAAACGATTAGAAATAACCAAACAAATTCAAACTCAGAACAAAGATTTAATAGAAGCACAGGCAGAAAATGATCGCATACAAGAAGAACTTCGGCAGACGTTAATTCAGGTTGATACGGCACGACACAAAGCTTTAAACGATTTAGATGTATTACAAAAAAGAACACAATTCCAATTAATTAATCTCATTGTAAAAATATCACTTATTATTATTATAGGAGTTGGCGTTACTACTACTGCATTGTACATGGTAGCTATGTTTGCGGGAAAAGATACTCAAATCATAGGATCTACTTGGAGCAACATGTTTGGCATCTTGTTAACTAATGCATTTAGCATCATAGGAACGATCATGGGTGTTAAGTATGCTTCGGAAAAACCTTCTAAATAATTTTGTTTGTAGTAATAAATACCATATTATATCAATATGAACTACAGATACATTTTATTTTCTATTTTAATATTTTTATTGGGACAATCTTTGGTATGGATACAAGTCAACGGTCCGTTGATATGGCCATGGGCTAAAACATATCGTTGGATATTGATGTTGTTAGGAGTTCCTATTACTTGGTTGTTTATGGAAGCAACTCAATTTGCGGTTAATGGATTTGCTGGCGAATTTTGGCCAGGTCGATTTGTTTCGTTCGTAACAGGAATTACCATGTTTGCCATAATGACTTGGATATTTCGGGAAGAAGCCATTAACGTAAAAACTGCAGTATCATTGACATTAGCATTTGCTTTGATTTTAGTTCAATTGTTTTGGAAATGATGATATTTATTATATATGATCCGGGAATATACTACACAGAGAACGCTTAATCCAAAACTTTGGAATGATGGTCAACTTAGACCTAAGCTTCGTGCCGGATTCTTAAAAATTGCCAATGAATTTTATAAATTCTTAGATGTAGATGCTACCGTAAAAGACATCATAATCATTGGTAGCAGCGCCAATTACAATTGGACCAAACATAGTGATATAGATTTGCATGTAGTTATCAATTACGGCCAAGTAGGAGATAATTTGCATTTGGTTAAAAATTACATGCACGCCAAAAAAAGCATATGGAATGAAAATTATCCATTATCGTTCAAAGGCATGAACATTGAATTGTATGCACAAGATGTTAATGAGAAATTGCATTCTACAGTAGCATCTTATTCTTTGATGCAAGACAAATGGTTAACTAAACCAACTGCGGACATGGTTTCGATTGATGACACCATCATACAACAAAAGGCAGAGCCGTATGAATATGAAATTGATTCTTTAAAGGCATCCGATCCGCACATTGAGAAAAAAATACAAAGCATAAAAAATAGATTGCATCATTTACGGCAAACCGGACTTGATGCAGAAGGAGAGTATTCCATAGAAAACATGGCATACAAACATCTTCGTAATCAAGGCTATTTAGAACGTTTAAAGCGACTTGAACAAAAGGTTACAATGGGTCGCCTTTCTGTAGAAAATGCTGTAAATGAATTCAATATACCAAAAATGATAGACAAAGGCAAGTCTCAAGTAAAAGGCTTCATGGATGCCATGAAAAATGAAACTTTAGAGACGAAACAAGAATGGTCTTGGGTTCGTGGCCAAATGAAGGATGTAGTTAAACTGTTGGGACTAACAACGGTAGCAGTTGCACCTGGCGGAAGTTTGTTAGCAATACTAGCAAAAGCTCTTAAAGTTGATAAATACATGTTGCCATCTTCTTTTAAGAAAACAGATGAAAAGGAAGTTACGGAATCTTTGATAATGCACGTAACTAAAAAGAAACCATTGGACGCTTCGGGGTGGGACAACATCATGAAAAAAACCAATGCTGTCGAAACTCCTCAAGGACAATGGGAACATCCAGGACGTTGCACGATGATACCTAGCAATGCAATAACCATGAAACATGTTGCATATCCAGTACTGGGTATCGATGATACAGGACATATGCAAATGATGCAACCCGAACAACAATATGAATATCCAGGCAGTCGAGTATTTGAGATACCTCATACGGCACAATGGCAAACAATGATAATGCAATTGCAAAACGCAATAAAAAACGGAACAAGATATGCAAAGTAAAGGATTAGGCGACGATATTAAACGAATAACCTCGGCAACAGGATTGGATCAACTTGCAAAGAAGATAGCACAATTGCTAGATGAAGATTGTGGTTGTGATGACAGACAAGCTTGGTTGAATGAACAAACAAAAAATTGGTGGCCTTATAAAACAAGGAATATGAAAGATGGCAATAATAAATAAAACAGGTATTACCAATGGGGATACCATACAAGCAGAACACGTTACAAGAGCAATTGATGCATTAAGCGGAGGCAGTACGGATTCCGTTGTGGCAACTGGATCATTCACGGGATCATTTACCGGAACATTAACAGGATTGGCTTCTCAAGCAACTGCAATTAATATGAACGCAGCTACTGAAGATGCATCATATTATATAGCATCGGTAAAAAATGCAACCGGAATACAAGTTGCGTTTACTGATACCAATTTAAGATTTAATCCTAACACTAATGCATTAACATTAACGGGCTCATTAACTGCATCTGGTAGTTTAAATATGACTGCCACTCCAGCATCTGTAGTTAATTTAGGTGCAATAAGTTCGAGTGGTAATTTTGCAATACCATCAATTGAGCCTACCTCTCCATTAACTGGGTCATTGTATGTAGATTTTAATGCTGCTATTTTATACATATATGACGGAGCCACGTGGAGACAGATTCCTTTTTAAATCATAACATTAAGATATTTATATAAAAGGCACGAAATGAAACGATTAAACGAATGTGGTTGCAATTCCGAAATGGATTATAGCAATACTGACAACTACATGTTTTTTCAGAATTTGAAAACCATTAAAAAGATGGTAGATGCCATGTTGCAATTGGATCCACATGAAGTAGACGAAATGTTATCCAATGGACACGGTTGGGCAGTGGACCATATCACAACATCTAAAGACGATGTAGAAGAAGTTGGTAATTTTTTAATGCATTCCGAAGAGACATCTAGTCATCACGATGAATATAATTCACAACGACCACAATTCATTCCTGTCGATTTTAAAAATCATTTGAAAACAGTTATGCATGAAAAAATTCAAAAAGTTGATAATGGTTGGGCAGTATATCCTAGCAAAGGAGGAAAACGTTTAGGTACACATCCTACTAAAAAAGCTGCGCTTAAACAACTTGCTGCAATAGAAATTTCAAAACATAGAAAATAATGGAAAAACTAAAACATCTATTGATAGAAGCTAAAACGGGATGTCCCGTAGCAACTCAAGATATTCATGTTAATCTTAAGAACAGACAACATGCAATAGATGAATATTACTATGGTCCAGCAAATCCAGATAAACCAGGACGATACTGGAAAGATGCTGCTAAGCGTTGGAAAATAGATGAAGTTACGGCAAAGACTATGAAATGTGGTAATTGTGCTGCATTTGATGTTTCTGATAAAATGTGGAAGTGTATGCAAAAAGGCATCGAAGGCAAAGAAAAAAATATTGATGCAATGGCTACTATAGAAAAAGCTGATTTAGGATATTGCAATTTTTTACATTTCAAATGTGCTGGTACTCGTAGTTGTACTGCTTGGGTAACTGGAGGAGCTTTGGATGATAAGGATCTAACAAAATGATAAATTTAAAACAAATATTATCCGAAGGCGATGTTGTTGACCCAAAACAATTAGCTAAACCGTTTTTTCGTGAGTTTTCAAAACAAATGAAAACGGCTCCTAAATTTTCATACTTAGGATTAAAGAACAAAGAACATGTATTTAATGCGCCTATAGAAGATTTAGGCACATTGAAACTAATATTTTCTAAAGCGGAATTTGTTGCTAAAGTATGTGACAAGTATGCATATTTTGGAATTGTATATTTGCTGAATGGTTTGGAACAATTCGATGCTACGGTTTGTTTAATAACAAGAAATAAAAATTCATTTGAAACTAAATTGTTTGATGATGCGGATTCTGATTTTAACAATTCAAAAACCAATTTTGCAAATATTATAAAAAACATGATGTAATGTTAAGTTATAACACTTCAAAACCAAGTTACGAAGATATTCAAATTTCAAAACCATTGCCAGAAAACGTTGCGGAACATGTATTACTACATAGTACGTGTCATGTAGATCACGAAGGATTTGATTTAAATGAAATTGAACAAGCGTATTACGCACATAACGATATATCATTAGAACACGATACTACTTGGTACAAAGATGGCGATGCAGCAAAAGGGGCACATGCAATCATTCAGCCGTGGTTAACTCAGATTGGCACATCCGAATTAATTCTAGATCATAGTCAGTTTGTTGTTAGACATCCATTATCTGGAGATGCTGCAGAACAAGTAAAGCAATATGCAAAACGACGTCCTGAGCTATTACGTATACTTAGCACTAGTTTTAAATGCGGATTGGATTTGTGTATTGATTATTTAACTGAAGACCTAGTACAACCAGTAGTTCACATCGAATGGGATTACAATAATTTTCGAGATATGGTTATCGATGCCGACTACGTAGAAACCGTATTGCAATATACAGATTGGAATGAAATTATATCAGTTATCAAAAGATTTAATCGATTATCAAAAGGTTCTTTAGATGCATTTCAACAAGCAGATTTTAGATCCATGTTATTATTTGGACAAAAAGCATACAAGTTAATTCCTACGTTATGATATTTATTATAAACCGATAATAATATGATACGTTTAAAAGCTTTGATATTTGAAGGAGTTGAATCATACATCACATCAGATGACGAATGGAACTATTCAAAAATTGAATCCACTAAAAATGCAGCTGATATTGCGGCACTTATTAAGTATGCAAATGGATATTTCAATGACGACGAAGCATTAGCCGAAGCAGCATTCATTGCAATGACTAAATCTAACATTTACGATGCAGTAAAAGCCGCATTAGGACGAGATCCATATACATACGTTAAAACATTCATGTCAACTTATAATATGTATCACAAACAAACTATAGATGCATCTTATAAAAAAATACAAGCCAATAAAACTCAAGCTAATAAAAAACAAACTGCAACTTCTACAACTACATCAACCGGGTTGTCATATGGTAATCCTATAACAGATGCGTTTAAGAATTTTATTAAAAAATGGGAAAACAGTAAAACATATCCTCCTGGAGGATGGAAGCCAGACAAACAAAGATGGTTCCCACATAAAAGTCCCGAAGGAGGAAATCCTACTATTGCATTTGGACATAAATTAACAGATAGAGAAGTAGCATCTGGTAGATTTAAAAACGGACTTACTGATGAAGAAGCACTACGTTTATTTGAAAAAGACTTACGCAGTGCGGAACGAACAGCAAAAGATCTTGTTCCAAACTATGAAAAATTACCAATATCTACTAAACAAGCATTGATCAATGCATGTTATCGAGGTGAATTAGGCACTGAGAAATCTCCAAAAACATTGAAATTGATGCGAGCTGGCAAATGGAAGAAAGCGTCGGTAGAATATTTGGATCATGAAGAATATAAAGATGGGGGCGATAACATTCGTAGCAGAATGCAATGGAATTCCAAGCAATTTGCAAAAACTCCAGAAGGACTTTAACATTTGGATATTGTCCGTAAAATACTTATTATAAAGTATGGAAACAGAAAATTTTATTAATAAGCTATTGATAACGTCCATCAATCACATGAAGACTGATAAATGGGAATGGCCCGAATATTGGGATGCATCTCGCAAATTACGTTTTCTGGATCAATGTTTGAAATATGCTGAACAAAATGAGTTTTATGAACAATGTGCAATTATCAGAGATGTCCAAAAAACAATCAACGAATAAAAGAGGACAATG